GGGACACCCGACCCATGAACGGTCAATTACGCAAACCAGATATGCAAGCAAGAGCAAATAAGCTCAAGAATGAATTGTATGGACGATGTGAAAGGCATGAATTAACCGAACAAGAATGTCGTGGTGCGGAGGAATATCTTAATAAAGTGCTTGATGTTGTAGACGAATTTGGGTTTTAAGGAGAATTGAACTTTTCTTAAAGGGAAGTAAAGTATTATAATATGGAGTTTTGAATTATTAGAAATTGATGAGTTTCCGAAAGGGGTGGGTTAACTCTACTGCTTTTCTTTAAGTGTTGTGCTATAAATATAGGTGAATGCCTTCGGGGTTCACAAAACACAAACTCGCTTAATAAGGAGCTAACAATGACTAATTTAGCAACGTATCATACTGCCAACCTTCCAGAATTGATGAAGGTGATAAGACAAAATGGCATAGGGATGGATGACTATCTAGACCGATTTTTTAATGCACCAATGCAAACGCCAAACTATCCACCATATAATCTAGTACAATTGAGTAATCATGAATCGAGACTCGAAATCGCCCTTGCGGGATTTAAGAAGGATGAAGTTAAAGTCTATACTGAGTTTGGAAAACTATATGTCGAGGGCAAGAAAGAAGAATCAGAAAATGTTGGAGAATTTGTCCATAAAGGATTGGCCCAACGAAATTTCCAACGAGTCTGGACGGTCACAGATGATACGGAGGTTGGATCCGTCAAGTTTGAAGATGGACTCCTCACCGTGGGTTTGAACAAGATAGTTCCAGAGCATCATCAGCGTAAGGATTGGTTCTAAATAATGGTGAGTTCGAGATGGGAAAGAGGACCGCCTTGACGGTCTTCTTTTTTATTGCTATAATATATGGAGGAAATAAAAAGAAATGTCCATTAAACTTGCATTATTAAAATCTGGAGAATCTGTAATATCTGATGCTAAAGAATTGATTGCGGATGATAAAGTTTGTGGATACTTATTTGATAAACCACATAGAGTAGAATATAGTCAGCCACTTGTTCTTACTGAAGAGAATGAACCTCCTTCAGGAGAATTGCAAGTAACATTATCCCCTTGGATTGTTTTAACTTCAGATACAAATATACCAGTTCCTAGAGATTGGATTATTACAATTGTAGAACCATTGACAATAATTAAGGAAATGTACGAAGAAAGAATAGGTATGGACAATGATTAAATGTTTAATTTTTATAAGTGGATTGGTATTAATTGCTAAGATTGAAGAGCTAGAAGAAGCAGAACTTGGAGATCCGAATTGTCAGATTTCTGATGTTTGCGTAGTTAATTCTGATGGGGAAGTAAGTTCTTGGTTGAATTGTACAGATCAGACAGAGCTATTGGTTAGATCTGAAAATATTTTAACAATTGTTGAACCAAAAAAAGATATACTTAAATCATATTTGGAAACTATTTCATGAGAGTTCTGAGTATTGATTTGGACTATATTATGGGTCCGAGTATTGAACTTTATAACAATTTGTTTTTTGATGATAATCCAGCAACAAGATGGAGAGATTTATTTGATAGATCTGATTTTAAAGAAAGTCATTTAGTTATTGATCAGTCTAGTTTGTTATTTTGTTTTGATACATTTTTAAAAGCATTAAAGAATTGTAATAGTGTGTCATTTGGATATGAGCATGATTCTATACTTTATGATATTAAGGATTTTTCTGATATTGATTTAATCAATATTGATCATCATGATGATGTTCTTGGTGGAGATCATTCTCAACAGATGGATTATGAGTCTGCTTTGAAGAAAGAATATTTTGAGGTTGTTAAAGATAATAGAGTTCATGAAGGAAATTGGATTGCATGGTTAGCAAGCCAGAAAAAAATCAATTCTTGTGTATGGATTGGTAATAAAAATAGTGGTAATAAAAGTAGAAATTCTTTTAATGGACAGATTGTTCCAAATTATTTGAATGTTGAAAGAGAAGATTATAAATTTGATAATTATAAATTCGATTCTATTTTCATTTGCCTATCTCCACAATATATTCCAAAAAATCATTGGCATTATTTTAGTATGTTCATAAAAGTTTATGAGCAATTTTCTGGAAAAGATGCTATAATACATAACAAACAATATGAACATGAATTTCGTAATCTGCAGGTGAACAATGAGATTTTACACCAATGTTCAAATGGTGGGTGACCATTTTTTGGTCCGTGGCTATGAGAATGGAAGACATTTTGCAACCAGAGAGAAGTTTTATCCAACTTTATTTGTTCCTTCAAAAAGAAAGACTAAGTATAAAACTTTAGGTGGAGAATATGTAGAATCAATTGAACCTGGTTCTGTAAGGGATTGTCGTGAGTTTATAAAGAAGTATGATGGTGTAGAGAATTTTAAGATATATGGTAATGATAGGTATATCTATCAGTATATTTCTGAGAAGTATCCAGAGGAAGAGATAAAGTTTGATGTAAGTCAGATTAAGATAACGACGATTGATATTGAGGTTAAATCGGAGAATGGATTTCCTGATGTAGAATCTGCTGCAGAGGAGATACTTCTTATTACTCTACAGGATTATAATACAAAGCAGATTCGTACCTGGGGTTTAGGTCCATTTAATAATAAACAGGACAATGTAATATACAAATCATTCAGGACTGAGTATGAACTTCTAAGTGATTTTATTAATTGGTGGATGATTGAGAATAATACACCAGAGGTTATTACTGGATGGAATAGTGAACTGTATGATATCCCATATCTTTGTCGTCGTCTTGATAGGATTCTTGGTGAGAAGTTAATGCGTCGTATGTCACCATGGGGATTGGTGACAGAAAGAGAGATTCATATTATGGGTCGTAAGAATATTGCATATGATATTGGTGGTGTTACTCAACTAGATTATCTTAATCTTTATAAGAAGTTTACTTATAAGGCACAAGAGTCTTATAGGTTGGATTATATTGCCAGTGTCGAACTTGGGCAGAAGAAGTTAGATCACTCTGAGTTTGATACTTTTAAGGACTTCTACACAAAGGGTTGGCAGAAGTTTGTAGAGTATAATATAATTGACGTGGAACTTGTTGACCGTATGGAAGACAAGATGAAACTGATTGAACTTGCCATAGTTATGGCATATGATGCAAAGGCAAACTATGCTGATGTGTTTTCACAAGTTCGTATGTGGGATACCATAATTTATAACTATCTAAAGAAAAAGAATATAGTTATTCCACCAAAAGAAAGATCAGATAAAGACGCAAAGTACGCAGGAGCTTATGTCAAGGAACCGATTCCAGGAAAGTATGATTGGGTTGTCTCTTTTGACCTCAATAGCCTTTATCCTCATCTTATTATGCAATATAATATCAGTCCAGAAACCCTCAGGGAGACTAGACATCCCAGCGCGAGCGTTGAGGGGTTATTAAATCAGGAGATAGTGATTGATGGTGAGTATGCTGTATGTGCCAATGGAGCACAGTATAGAAAGGATGTACGTGGTTTTCTGCCAGAGTTGATGGAGAAGATCTATAAGGATCGTACCATCTATAAGAAGAAGATGCTTCAAGCAAAGCAGGAGTATGAAAAGAATCCATCAAATGCTCTTACTAAGGAGATTGCTAGATGTAATAATATACAGATGGCACGTAAGATTCAATTAAACTCTGCTTATGGTGCTATTGGTAACCAATACTTTAGGTATTATAAACTAGCAAATGCGGAGGCTATTACTCTGTCGGGGCAGGTATCTATTCGATGGATTGAGAATAGAATGAATGCTCATATCAATAAGATTTTAAAAACTGAAGGAGAGGATTATGTTATTGCTTCTGATACCGATTCCATTTATCTTAACTTGGGTCCTCTGGTCGAGGCTGTATACAAGGGGAGAGAGAAAACTAATGAGGGCGTTGTCACGTTCCTTAATAAGATCTGTGAAATGGAATTTGAGCCTTATATTGAGAGTGCTTATGAAAAACTGGCATCCTACGTAAATGCTTATGAGCAGAAGATGGTCATGGCAAGAGAGAACATTGCTGACCGTGGTATATGGACTGCCAAGAAAAGATACATCTTAAATGTATGGGATAGTGAAGGTGTTCGATATGAAGAACCTAAGTTGAAGATGATGGGTATTGAGGCAGTTAAGTCTTCTACACCTGCACCTTGTCGTAGTATGATTAAGGATGCTCTTAAACTTATTATGAGTGGAACTGAAGATGATGTGATTGATTTTATTGATAAGTGTCGTAAGGATTTTAAAGCACTTCCACCCGAAGATATTGCTTTTCCACGGACAGCAAATAATTTGCAAAAGTATAAGGCATATTCTACAATATATGCAAAAGGAACTCCTATACATATACGGGGTGCATTATTATTCAACCATTATGTTAAACAGAAAAAGTTGACTAATAAATATTCACTCATCGGTAATGGAGAGAAGGTCAAGTTTCTCTATCTTAAGAAACCGAATATCATTCAGGAAAATATTGTATCATTTATTCAAGATTTTCCTAAAGAACTTGGTCTTGACAAATATATTGATTATGACTTACAATTTGAGAAGAGTTTTGTGGAACCACTTAAAGCTATTCTTGATGCGATTGGCTGGAATGTAGAAAAAACTGTAACTCTGGAGGAATTTTTCACCTAATGGATTTACCTATTAACGACAAAGATTTAGCAACAATAGTTAGTGCACTTGCATTGGGTGGGGATGCTAGATTGTATCATCTATTAAAGGAGGTTAAAGAAGTTCGAGAAAAAAATCCAGATGGACCTTATAAGAAAATTTTACGTGAAGAAAGGGGAATGGTGATTTAATGATTTTTGAAAAAGTTAGTCTTGTTACTGGTGGGTTTGATCCTATTCATACAGGACATCTTCGTTATTTTGAAAGAGCTAAAGACTATTCAGGATATCTTGTTGTAGGATTAAATGGTGATCCTTGGCTTACAAGAAAGAAGGGTCAGTATTTTCAGTGCTGGACTGAGAGGGCAGATATACTCCGTCATTTGGATATGGTAGATGCTGTTATTTCATGGGAAGATAATGATGATAGTGCGTGTGGTGCTATTTCTAAGTGTCTAGAGATTGCTGATAAGGTGATTTTCTGTAATGGTGGAGATAGGGGTAAGGAGAATACTCCAGAAGTTATGGGGTATGGTGAGAACCATAGAGTGGATTTTCAATATGGTGTTGGTGGAACTGATAAGTTAAATAGCAGTTCTTGGATACTGCATAATTATTTTAATCGACAACGTAAATTATTAGGTATTTGATATGGATTTTTTAAAAGACATTGTAAAGGAAATTGGAGATGACTACACCCAACTCGCATCCGATATATCTGAAAGTGAACGATATATTGATACGGGTTCGTTGGTTTTTAACGGACTCGTATCAGGTAGCATCTTTGGTGGGGTATCTGCTAACAAGATCACTGCAATTGCTGGAGAGAGCAGTACTGGAAAGACTTTTTTCTCTCTCGCCGTTGTTAAGAACTTTCTTGATAATAATCCCGATGCTTATACACTCTATTTCGATACTGAGAGTAGTATTACTAGGGCACTTTTAGAGAGTCGTGGTATTGATATGAAAAGATTTGTGGTTATTAATGTAGTAACCATTGAAGAGTTTAGGTCGAAGGCATTAAAGGCAGTTGATAAATATTTACAAATGTCTGAAGAGGATCGCAAACCTTGTATGTTTGTGTTAGACTCTTTGGGAATGCTTTCCACAGAAAAAGAAATT